AAGTATATTCACCCATATATGGAGAACATTACAGGATCCACACAAGGCCTGATTCTCTATCAAGAACAAATCATGCAGTTGATGTACGAAATTGGTGGTCTGCAATGGAAGACAGCAGATATGATACGCAAAGTAGTTAGTAAAAGTAAAGGCGAAGAACAATTCATGAAATTCAAAAAGATGTTCACAGATGGATGTAAAAAAAAGAAAACAGTACCACAGAGAGAAGCAGAAAAAATATTTGAGGAGCTAAAGTATTTTGGCAGTTATGGCTTTAACAGAGCTCATGCAGTAGAGTACTCTATAATTGCTGCTTGGGAAATGTGGCTTAAAGTCTACTATCCAGCAGAATATATAATTACACTTTTAACCTTTGGGTCTGATGAGAAAAAAGAAGTCTATATCCAAGAAGCTAAGAGACTTGGTTTAAAAATATTATTACCAGATATAAATAGATCTCTCTCTAATGAATGGATACTTGGCGAAGATGGCAATATGACGATACCTCTAACAGAAATAAAAGGCATAGGAGAAGTAGCATCTAACGTTATAGAGAGAGAGAGAATAAAAAACGGCCTATACAAAAACAAAGAAGATCTATTAAAGAGAACGCCCAAGCAAAAAGTTAACAGTAAAATAGTAGGATTATTGGAAAAGGTAGATGCCTTTTGTGCTCTAGAAGATAAGCAGGAACTATCCGAAGAAGAGCTGGAGAAGTTATCTGAATTATTTAACTTCAGCTTATCTAATGATCCAACGTACAAGTATAGAAAGTTAATAAAGAGACTAAAATTGAATATAAAGCCTATAGAGAAAATAATATTTGATCAGAAGCGATCTATAGAAAAAATAATGGGCAAGAGTAATTATCACTTCGGCAAAATGGTAGCTTTAAAGTTCGGCTACAGAGGCAAATTTAAAGACTTATCCAAAGAGACTGCCGGCACTGCTGATGATTTAGGTGGAGTGTATGGAGATTTTGGTGATGAGACTAATGTAGTAATGTTAGTATTTGGTTCTAAACTATATAGAGAGAAAAAATATGAAATAGAGCACTGCGAAGATCAATGGATGCTAACTGATGCTAAGGTTACTAATACTAATTGTTTACACACTAATAAGATCTGGTTTGGAGATGATCTACTTAAAGGAGAAATACAAGGGTTGAAGCTAGAACTTGTAGAATATATAAACAACTACAAAAAGAGGGGGCTACAAGATCTTTATAAACAGATAACTAGATGCAAAGATTGTGAGCTAATAGATGGATGTAAAAAACCAGTCTTGCCATCTATTGGAGAATTGAATATAGTTATAGCTGGGGAAGCACCAGGATATAATGAAGACAAAACTGGTAAAGGCTTTGTAGGTGAAGCTGGAAGATTATTATGGAATGATCTTAAAGGATATGGTCTAGAGAGAAGTCAATTCCATGTCACTAATATTTGTAAGTGTTATCCTAAAGAGATTAAAACTCCACAAGCTAAACATATAAGAAAATGCTCTAAATGGTTTGAAAAAGAAATAGAGATAGTGAAGCCTTTTATTATACTATCCTTTGGTAATACTGGACTTAAGTATTTTAAGGATCAATCTTCTGGAATAACAGACTTAAGCGGAACCACTGAATGGAGTGATAAATACAATTGCTGGATTTGTTATTGTCTACACCCAGCGGCAATACTTTATCACAGAGAGAATTTACCAGTTTACTACAGAGGAATAAAAAACTTTATTGAGAAGATAGGTTATCTAGGCTTCGGTTTATAATATATATAGAGAAGAAATTTAACAAAAGATTTGGGGGTAAGAAAAGAAAAAGGAGAATGGGATGTCTTGTAGTTCGCACTGATCCGGCAGTGCTTAATGCTACATCACTGAAACCTCACCTGCCCCCTCAGTAAAACACAAGAGACAATATGACACCATACTCTAAAGAAGTATCTATAGACAAAAATAACTTAGATGAAGAATGTGTACAACTACCTTCTCAATATGAATATTGGGCTAATAAGGAAGAAAGACATAGATCAGATTATGAAATACTCATAACCAAAAGAAGAGTAGTAAAAGCTACGACAAGTCTAGCCTTAAGAAGCATGTCTTTAAAAGAAATCAATACCAAATTCAAAACTAAACTAGTCAAATTAACAGAGCAAGCCTATCAAGATTTAGTATACATACATATAGATGTTATCAAAGTAACCAAAGAAAGAGATGAAGCTCATTCAGAATATGCAGTGGCTAAAGCAGCGCGGCAATCTTTTGAGAAGAAAAAAGCTATGCTAGAGTATTTAACATCTCTCCATGGTCAAGGTTATTTTATAAGAGTAAAAGGAAAAAAATTTAAAGAATACCAACAAAGAGCATTGCGAGAAAAATTAGCTGAAACTATAGAAAAGAAAAATAAAACAAGGAGGATCAAGGCATGAAAAAACCATCAGCAAGACCAACTAAAACTAATAAGGAAGAAGGTTTAAGTAGCGAAGACCTTAAGAGACAATATGAAGAAATGCAGAAAAGCGGAGGCATACAAGGCTATACTATAGATGGCCTAGACTTCTATAAACCCAGAGATGGAGAGAATTGCATCAGAGTAGTTCCACCAATAGAAATAAAAGAGCTAAGGTACTATGCTAAAGAAGTCTTTTTCCATGACAATGTTGGAATAAATAACGCTATGTTCTTATGCCTAAAGAAGATGTTTAGTAAAGCTTGTTATACTTGTGGGCTATTATCTCCAGAACTTTGGGATGAGGATGAAGACTTAGCTAGGTCTTACTATCCTAGAGATAGGTTTCTCATGTGGGTACTAGATCTTAAAGCCGATGACCCAGAAAAATTACTCTTATGGTCTTGTGCCAAGACTTTAGCTAAAGAGATAATTGGTCAAAGCCGCAAAAGGGATACGGACACAGTGATAGATGTTAGTGATATAGATAGTGGAGTAGCTGTGTATTTTGATAAAAGCGGACAAAGACTTCAAACTAAGTATACTAATGTTCAAATTGGTGATGAACCAATACCAATAGAACCAGACACACTAGAACAACGAGAAAAGTTCGAAGACATCTTAATAGTACCTACTTATAAAGAAGTAGAACAAGAATCCCTTAACACTGAACCAGAAGCAGAGGATTATGAGGCACCAGAACCTGAAGAACCTAAAGAGCCTGAAGGTGAAGACTTAAATGGAATGAATAGAGATGAACTTAAGGCAATGATTAAGAATGATAATTTAGATGTAAAAGTCTTTAAATCCATGAGCGATCAGGGTATAAGAGAAAAGATAATGGATGCTTTAGATAGTAGAGCTAAAGAAGAGCCTGAAGAGTTGGAAGAGGAACCAGAGGAACCAGAAAGTACAAGCTTCTTGGAAGAGATGAATAGGGATGAACTTAAAATGATGATCAAAAACGATGGCCTAGATATAAAGATCTATAAATCCATGAGTGATGGTGATATAATAGAAAAGATAAAGGAAGCTGAAGGTACTAGCAGATCAGAGCCTGAAGAAGAGCTAGAAGATGATGAAATGGAAAAGAAAAAACAAGCAGCTAAGAAAAAAATAAAAGATGCCATAGTTAAGAATAAAGAAAAGAGGAAATAAAAACTAACAATGGAAAGAATAAAAGAAGAATATAATTTGGCTGAAGATATGTGTTCCTTGCCTTTATTTAAAAAAGAAACAGTTGATTTTATATCTTCCGGCTGTACTAACTTAAACCTAGAATTGTCTGGTAAAGGTAGAGATGGTGGTTGGGCTAGAGGTAGAATAGTGAATATAGTTGGAGATGGATCTACTGGGAAAACTCTACTAGCACTAGAAGCAGCTGCTTGGTTCTATCATAATATAAAAAAGGTTGTATCTAAAATCTATTCAAAGGTAAAAAAGGTTACAATAGTCTATAACAATGTAGAATTTGTTATGGATTTTCCAGTAGCATTTATGTATGGAAAAAAATTCTATGAAGCAGTAGAATGGGTACAAATACCGTACATAGAAGACACCAGTAGAGACTTCTTAAGAAGAGTACAAAACCTTAAAACTAATGAATCTTTACTCTATATAATAGATAGCTGGGATGCTTTAGATAGTAAAGGCGAAGGAGAAGCCTTTAATGATGCCATAAAAGAAGATAAAGAATTGGATGGATCTTTTGATCTTGGTAAACAAAAATTCGCTTCTAAAAGGCTTTTTAAAAAGATATGTGAGACGATGGTTAATAAGGATGTCACTCTAATGATAGTAAGTCAGACTCGCACTAAGATAAGTACTACTAAAATATTCGGAAAAGCTAAATATAGAGCTGGAGGTGACGCACTCAATTTCTATACCCATCAAGTAGTTTGGCTCTATGAGAGAGGTAGAATAGAGAAGCAAGCCTTAAATAAAAAGAAAATGATTGGTATAAGAGTAAAGGCTAAAGTAGAACGCAACAAGGTGGCTCCACCCTGGGGTGAAGCTGATATGACCATACTCTTTAATTATGGAGTGGATGATGTTAGATCAATGGTTGATTGGTATTTTGGCCCATCTAAAAAAGTACTAAAATGGAACGATGAAGAATATAAAAGGGAAGATCTAATAAAAGTAATTGAGCGAGATGAATCCATAGCTGATTTTTTGAGGGAAGAAATAGAAAATAAATGGTATAAAATAATAGAACTTACTCAATTAAAAGATGGTAGAAAATATGATTAGAATAAAAGATAAATCAAAAGAATCTTTTATTGGAATAGATCCTGGCCAAAAGGGAGCTATTGCTATAATATCTCATACCTACGGATTGATCTTATTGGAAGACTGGCCAGGAAGTGAAGTAGCAGCTGCTAACCTATTAAGAAGTGTTTTATTTGTACACCGTATAATAAGAGTAGAGAGAACACAAGCTGCTATAGAATATGTTCATGCTATGCCTAAACAGGGTGTTAGTAGTACTTTTAAATTTGGTACCAACTTTGGTATTTGGAAAGGTATACTAGCAGCCTTTGCTATTCCATTCATAGAAGTAAGACCACAGCAATGGAAGAAGAATATTATTAAAAAGGCAGATGGTAAGCTAGCTTGTATAAATGTAGCCAAGAGAATGTTTCCCAGTGCTAAATTAGAAGGACCAAGAGGTGGCCTTAAAGATGGCAGGGCAGAAGCACTATTAATAGCAGATTGGTGTAGAAAGCAATATAAATGAAAAGGAGGCAAAGAAAAGATAATGGAAGTAAAAGCAAAAGAAGAAATAAAAGATGAATTGGCAAGATTAACAGAAAGTACTCTATCATGCTCAAGTAATAGTGAAGTGGATATAGCATTGTTAACGATCAGTGTAGAATTAAAAGCTATGCTTAAAGTACTTATTGATATAAGAGATGCGCTAATTTATAATATAAAAGATTTTTCATGATTAAATCTATTTCTACAAAGAACTTCCAAAGCCATAAAGATACTACTCTTGAATTGTCTTCTGGAGTTAATATTATTATTGGCCCATCAGATAGTGGTAAAACTGCTATTCTAAGATTCATTAATTGGGTAATTAATAATAAACCACTAGGTAAAGCCTTTCAATCCACCTGGGGCAAGCTTACAGAAGCAAAAATAAGAATTGATGATAAAGAGATTAGTCGTATCAAGAGCCCAAATAAAAATTACTATAAACTAACCGGATATAAAGAACCATTTGAAGGTTTTAACAAAGATGTACCAGTAGAAATCTCCAAAACTCTAAATATACTTCCCATTAATATACAAAGTCAGCATGATGGGCCATTTCTTTTAAGTAAATCCCCACCAGAGATTGCTCGCTATTTAAATACTATAGTAGGCCTAGATAAGATAGACATAGCACTTTCTAACATAGCTTCAACCCTAAAAGAAGAAAAAGCAGAACTGGCTAATAACAAACTAGATAAATCAGGCTATGAAGAAGAGTTAAAAGGATTAGTCTGGCTCAATAAAGCTGAAGGAGAGCTGGCTGCTTTAGAACAATTAGATTTAGAATCTAAAAATACATTAAAAGAAATAAATGGAATAATAGATATATCGAAAACCATAGTAGACATAGATGATAGAATAAGTAAAGCTAAGTCTATTTTAAAATATAAAAGAGCAGTGGACAACTTAATTAAAGAGCAAGATAACATAAAAGAATTGGAAAAAAAGCTTAATAGCTTACACATAATCACACAAACAATAACCAACACAGAAGACAAATTACGTTTCAGAGAACAATCGTTATCACAAACTAAAAAGATATTCAAAAAAGAGATGCCAAGGATCTGCCCACTTTGTGAACAAGTAATAAAACAATAATGGACTTCAAACAAGAAGAAAAATACAAGGAAAAAATAGTTGAATTAAAAAGAACTATTCAATTCTTGCACCATAATATGGCCAAAGCTATAAAACAATTAGAAAACGGGAAATTAGAGTATACAATCCTCCTATTAAAAGAAGTTATAGATGATAAACGGTATATCACCAAATGAAAAGAATAAAAGTAGAACCAGATAAAAAACCAATTGGACTTCTCACGGCCGATTGGCATATAAGAGCTGATACTCCTAAGTGCAGAATAGATAATTTCTTTGAGGCAATGGAGAGAAAGATACAGTTCATTATAGATAAATCCAACAAGCTAGATATACCTATATTACTAGCAGGAGATTTAGGTGAGCCACATCAATGGCCCAATTGGCTCTTAGAATGGTTTATAGATCATTTTAATCAACTTAGTAGTATACCATTAGTAATTCCTGGACAGCACGACTTACCTTCTCACAATATAGATCTTTGGAGAAAATCAGGCATAGGAGTATTAGGCTCAGATAGAACTATAAAATTGATGCTAGGAGATAATCAGGAAGATTATGGATTTATAGCATTCAGTTTTCCGTATAAAGTTAAGTTGGATAAACCAAAAAAGAAATCTAAATATAAACTTTCTATTGCAATGATCCATGATCTAATAATAAAAGATAAATCAGAATGGCTGGATCAAGAAGCTACCAAAGCTTTATCTCTTCTAAAGAAATTTCCAGAGTATGATCTTATACTCTCT